ATCTCCGGAAAAAGTAACAGCCATCGTAAACGCTACTGGTGGCGAGATTAAGGCACACGAAATTCGACCTGATCTTCCCGACCTGTTTCCACACCCAGAGAACCATGCCGCTTAACGGCGGCCCTAGTAGTGCAGAACGAGGATCCGATTTACCTCGCGTACAACACAGCGGCGTTCGGCTTCACGGGGCGCAGCGTGTACCAGCGCGCTCTCTACCCGCTGAAGTCCTTCATCCAGACCATGCGCACCGACGACATGGTTGCGGTGAAAGGCGGCCTGCTGGTGACGAAAATCAAGGGGCCAAGCTCCGTCGTCAACAACATGATGCAGAAGCTCAGCGGCATCAAGCGCATGATGCTGAAGCGCGGGAAGACGGGAGAGGTCCTGCAGATCGGCGAGAGCGACAACATCGAGTCAATCGACCTGAGCAACCTGGAAAAGCCTCTCGACTCTGCGCGTAAGCACATCCTGGAGAACACGGCCGCCGCCGCCGACATGCCAGCGATCATCCTCAACTCTGAAACATTCGCCCAAGGTTTCGGTGAGGGCACTGAGGATGCCCGCGCCGTAGCGGTCTACATCGACAACATCCGAGAGTGGCTTGATCCGCTTTACGCGTTCTTCATCCGAGTGTGCCAGTACCGCGCCTGGAGCATTGAGTTCTTCCAGTCGCTGCGTGCCGACTTCCCGGAGCTGAAAAACACCTACAGCGTGTATTTCGCCAGCTGGATAAACAACTTCGAATATCGCTGGCCGTCCTCCCTGAAAGAGCCGGAAAGCGAGAAGGTGAAGGTCGACGAGACGCGCTTTAAGGCTATTGTCAGCATGCTGGAAGTGGTGCTGCCGCAGCTCACGGCTGACCCGGAGAACCGCGCGACGCTGATCGAGTGGGCGTGTGAAAACGCCAATGCCAACGAGAACCTCTTCCCTCAGCGGCTTAACCTCGATTACGACTCGCTGAAAGAAAACCCACCGCCGGAGCCGCCGAAAACCGAGCTTAACGCCACGCTGACGCAGGGTCTTGATGACCTGAGCCGCTTTCAGGTGGTCACGTTCACGAAGTATATCCGCAAGGTGTTGCCCCTCGATGGTTTCGTCTTCTGGGTGAAGGCTTCTGTTCTTTCGGACGACCCCAGCAGCGAGCCCGATACGGTCGACGTCAAAGGTTATCTGCACCTGACGACCGAGACCATACAGGACGATGAACAACTCTACGACCGGAACGTCGTAACGTTTACCGCGCAGGCGGACATCGACCCGTTCAACGATATCGGATCTGATGTCCTGTATATCGGGGAATTCTTTGGCCTCCAGTTTTCCTTCTCCCGGCGCACCGGGCTGAACGAACCGGCCAACCTCTACCACTACACAGGGGAGGCAATATTCCCCTACATGCGATCGCAGATCATCAACTCCTCAGATGACATCGATCTGGCTGATGTGGTGGTTTCGAGTTCATTGCCGGTATGGCTGACGCTGAGCCAGTACATGCCGATGTTCCCGGCCATGCTGTCGACGCAGAACCTGTCACCGCCGTACGCAACGGTGAAGTGCAGCAACACCGCGCCGATTGCCGGGAGCTTTTACCTCGATGAGCAGCAGAACCAGTATCAGCTGGTTTCCGAGGATGTGACGATCTCCATTACTGGCCTGCGTAATGCCGGGGTTGAAGATTTCCTCAGGTATGTACAGCAGTACACGCTCGGCGATGACGCGGAAATGGAAGAGCACTGCCTGCTGCTGGGCAACCTGTTCACCAACTTCATCTCACAGGTGGGCGGCCTGGGCGCGGCGCGTGTCGCCGCGATGATGCTCCGTAAAAAGCTCCAGCGCGAGCAGGAACTGAGGGGCGAAGATAACCAGCAGGCTAAGCAGGCTCCGACCATCGTTGACGAGATCCAGCGCCTTACATCTGTGGTCTGGAACGACGGAGGAACCTGGAAAACAACATCATTCGACGCCGCGATGAAGCAGGGGATTATCTCTCCTGACGAATACCGCGAAGTTGAAGGTGAGGTGGTTTTTTTTATGGTTTCCTCTGCCATTCAGAAAGCCCACCTGATCGCCCCGACAGTGGGATCAGTGATCGGCATGTTCGGTGGGCAACTCGTATCATTGAGCGTTACGGCGTTCCGCGATTCGTTGCTGACGTCGAATCCGCCTATACGGGTGTGGAAATTGCCGTGGTCAATGGCAACGAAATCCGAGTGTGGGATAACGACTACGCCAACCACCCGGATCAGGGTTCAAAAACCAGCGCGACGGAAAGGAGCAAAAACCCTGTCCAGATAAATTTCAATGACCTGATAGGCCAGCCAACGTGGATTAGTTTTGGCGTTGTCAGCGTCATCTGCGTGATGCGCGCTGACCTGCAGACTGGTGACCACATCCTGATGCCTGAGAAGGCCAGGCCGATGATTCAGGCATCCTCTTACTCCCAGTTTCGAGACGACTCCGCCTTTAACGGTGAATTCGTTGTTCAATCGGTACGGTTGCTGGGTAACAGCAGGCAGCCAACAGCGGAAGCGTGGATCACCGTGATTGAGGCATATCCGGCAGAGGCGGTTAAGACAAAATGAGCGTTGACCAGAAGCTTAATTTCGGCCGGAACATGAACCGGTTCGCGGAGCAGAAGTTTAATGAGGCGTTCCAGGCTGCCGGGAAGATACTTCCGGCCAGCATTGTTGAGCAGAAAGGCAACATGGTCACGGTGGCCTTCGAGCTGCATGACACGCCATACGTTTTCCCTAATGTCACGATCCCGCTCTTCGGTCCACAGTACATCCGCTATCCGATGCAGCCAGGAGATAAAGGGATTGTTATTCCTGCGGACACCTATCTTGGCGGCGTCAGCGGGCAGGGCGGTGGCATCGCCGACCTCACCCCTCCTGCCAACCTTAGCGCTCTGGTATACCTGCCGATCAGCAACACCGAATGGGAGGTCGTCGACGGGAACGTGGTCACTATCTATGGGCCAGAGGGCGTGACTATCCGGGACCAGGGAAGCAACACGACGTTTCTGCTAACTCCTGACAGCGTAACAATCGCCGCTGTGGATCTGTTTAAGGTCACAGTCGGCAGCACTCTCCTCACCCTTACGGAGGGTAAGTGGAGCATCACCGGCCAGAGCGGGAATTTGCAGGATTCAACCGCCAGCACCAGCCCGGAGATTATGCATACCGGTTGGGCGGCGCTGGTGGCCTGGTTGAATTCTCATGAGCATTCAAACGGGAATGGCGGTTCAAACACTGGCGCTCCGACCACCACTTTCAACGGGAATATCACGCAATGAGAACCTATGGGAGAAATGCAGAGGGCAAGTGGGTGCTGGTGGTGCCGGATGAAAATGGCTTCAACGACTCTATCTATCTGACGACGCTGATCCAGAATCTGAAGTTGGCGCCGCAGGAGTCACCGTTTTTTGCAAACAACGGCATCCCGTCTCAGAGCTCAGTCATTCAGCAGGTGCTGCCCACCTATTATGTCGACAGGCTTCAACGGCAATTTAGCCAGTATTTTTCATCCCTGCAGATCGCACTGGTGAGTGATGACCCTCCTGTATACAACATTTCGGCGATAACGAACGCCGGTTCTAAAATTATCACAACGGTGAACGTATGAGTGATTTGTCCGTTAGCTATGACGCAGCCGGGCCCGTTCCGAAAACCTCGGAAGAGCTTCGCGCCGATCTTGTTTCAAGAGCAACTGAGTTATCACCGGGCATCACGACAGACCTTCCAGGCTCTCTGATTGAGGATATCGTCGGTACCGACGTTGGCGCGCTGCTTATTGCCGATCAGATCCGCGTCGACCTCATCAACTCCGTAGGCCCGCTGAAGGCGAATATGTACATGCTGAACCTTCTGGCGCAGCAGGCAGGAATAAGCGCACAAAAAACGGAGGGGGCGACTACCGTTCCTGTGACGTTTAGCGGTCCAGCAGGATTCGTCATACCGCAGGGGTTTCTGGTCAGTGATGGCACGTATACCTACCAGATTGCCGATGCGACAGTAATTCTGTCTTCAGGTGTCAGCTCGATGGTAACAGCCATTGCAACGAATACGGGGTCGTGGGCTGTTCCGGTAGGCTCAGTTAGCCAAATCCTTACCAGTCTGCCGTCGGACATTCCCCTGACCTGTACCAACCCGGTTGCCGGCACCCCTGGCGGTGCGCCTGAAACTAACTTCGAGTTTCGCGAGCGCGTATGGGAAGCACAGATGTCGACTGTGCAGGGATATCCCGGCTTTATCCGCCAGAAATTAACCGATCTGAGTGATGTTCAGGCTCGTCTTGTTTCCGTAGTTCAGAGCGGTAGTTCTTGGATTGTGATGTGCGGTGGCGGTGATATCTATGAAATGGCCGGGGCCATTTATAAGTCAGCTGGCGATATCAGCAGGCTCAAGGGTGCAGACCTGAATGTCACCGGGATCACCAATGCGAACCCTGGGGTAGTCACGACTGACATCACCCATGGTTTCAGCTCAGGTCAGGTGATTCGTATCACCGGCGTAACAGGGATGAGTGGCGTCAATAACGTCAACCTTACCATTACCGTACTGAGCCCCCACACTTTCTCAATTGGCATAAATACCACTACCTCCGGGGCATGGACAGGCGGTGGAATTGTCACTCCGAACCTGAGGAATAACGTTGTCACGATCAATGACTGGCCTGACAACTACGTCATACCCTTTGTTATCCCGCTGCAGCAGCTGGTGACGATTAAGTTTGAGTGGGCGACGGAAAGCGCCAACTATCTGACTGACGCGACTATCGCCTCACTGGTTTCTCAACCGGTTATCAATTATGTGAACGGGATATTCGCCGGAAAGCCGATGAATATTAATAACGTTAAGGATGTATTCCTTCAGTCCATTAATGGCACGCTGGATATGAGCCTGATCTCAACCCTGAATGTTATTGTGACCGTGAACGGCGTTATCACAGACGTTGACGCCGGGACGAATGTAATCAGCGGTGACCCATATAGTTACTGGTACATAGCCTCAAACGGGGTAACTGTCGACGGGATATAACATGCTGGAAGATATCATTAAATCATACCTGTATACGCAGTATAACGACGATGATGATTTACAGGCATTCGTCACTGCATATAACACCATGGCTCAGGAAATTTATTCATGGATGATTAATGCCAGCCTTCCGATCTTTGTCGGCGGGTACAATGCAGGCGACCAATTAAAATGGATAGCAAGGGGCATTTATGGTGTTAAGCCGCCGGTGCTTGTCAGTGGAAAGCGAAGCGTGTTTGGCCCTTACAACGCCGTTCTGTTTAACCAACTTCCATTCAACGGTAGAAAGGTCGTCAATCAGTCGGAGCAGGTTGTCGTTTCCGACGACCTGTTCAAACGCATAATGACCTGGAATTTCTACAAAGGTGATGGATACTACTTCACAATCCCATGGCTGAAGCGCCGCATCATGAGGTTCCTGACTGGCATCGATGGCGTCGATGTTGTTAACGATCAGCGGTGGAGTATTTCTGTTCTCTTCTCAGGTTCTGGTGCAAGCATCTCGATCATAAAGGGGTACAGAAAACTAACTGATGCCACTATTTTTAATAGTTTTTCCTTCAACTCACGGTCCTACAATCAAAAAAATGGTAATGGTGCCAACTTACTGATTTAGTGTATGATGGTGTTTTTGAGGTGCGCCAGTGGCTTCTGTTTCTATCAGCTGTCCCTCCTGTTCAGCTACTGAAGGCGTGGTGCGTAACGGTAAAAGTAC